CGCCACCGCCACCGCCACCACCAGTAGAAGCAATCGTAATCGTTCCGTTACCATTAGTGATCGTGATATTGGAACCCTCTATTAATGTAGCTTTACTCAAACCACCAGTAGAGGTGTTACCAATCAAAAGCTGACCATCGGTGTAAGATGTCTGGCCCGTGCCGCCGTTGCCTACTGGGAGAGTGCCTGTCACGCCCGTGGAAAGGGGTAAACCCGTGGCGTTAGTTAGAGTGCCGGAAGTTGGAGTTCCCAAGACTGGTGTTACAAAAGTCGGTGATGTTGCAAGTGCTATACCACCAGAACCTGTGACGTTTTGGCCTAAAGCAGTCGCTACACCTGTTCCAAAAGCAGTTATGCCCGTGCCGCCATTTGCTACTGGAAGCGTTCCAGTTACACCAGTTGACAGAGGCAACCCCGTCAAATTTGTAGCCGTTCCCGACGAAGGAGTGCCGAGCGCACCGCCATCTTGCAACAACCTCGTCCAACTGCCGCCGTGTGCAAAGTACATCGCCCCATCTGCGTGTGAGTGGGCGACTGCACCGTGATAAGTGTTGGCAGACGGAAACGCCGCTTGATTATCAAAATAAAACGGAATAACTGAACCTGCTTGCGGCGCGACGACAGCACCCGCATCCGATATGGTCACTGATGAGTTTTGTACTAATTTGCCTGTAGTACCGTCAAAACGAGTTATCGCGTTATCAGTTACGGTGCCAGCACCAACCATGCCAACGAAAACATAATCCGTTCCATTAAATGCAACAACCGCAGTCTGTCCAGGTGAAAGTGTTACACCAGTCTGGCCTGTAGCTTTAAAAGTTAAGCTATAAGTAGCGTCTGCATTAATTAAACGATATGATCGTGCTGGGTTTGTGCCTGTGTTACCCACAGTGATTGTAGAGTTAGCCGCAAGAGATGAAACCCTAAAACCTGCTTGCTGTGCGCTTGTAGATGTAATATTAGTGGCACTAGATGATCCTTCGGTGGTTTCAATTGTTAAATCCCCAGAAGAAAAATTAGCACTCGTAAGGTTAGCCATCCCCGCAATTGCAATATCAACATATTGCGTTAAACCGTTATTGGTTACATCCCCCCAAACACCGGATTCTGTTCCTGTAACCGGGAGAGGAAGATCCAGAAGGGTTGTACGATTGATTGTCATTTAATACTCCTATGCCGCTACCGGCAACCAATTAGGGGTTTGTGAATCATTAATTGATACCCAGTTGGGATTTTGTATGGTCGGTGAAACCCCAACTAAAGTCAATTGACCTCTTGCTGGAGTAATTACTTTAGACTGCAAAACAGTCGGGGCAGACCCAACAAGACTTAATGTTCCTGTAGACGGGAAGCTAACCCGTCCATCTAATACTGTGGGTGCCACACCTGCACTTGTCACCGCCCCCACTGAAGGTGTAATCCGACCGTCTTGAACAACGACCGGTTCGTTTGCGGCTATTGCTACCGCACCAGCGTCTGGAACTGCATCTATGTTTCTAAATACTTCAGGTGAAAATCCAACAATGTTAAGACTGGCTTCTCCGGGGATAATTGAGTCATAAACTAAAGAAGGTGCTGAACCAACTAAATTTAAACTTCCAGCGTTTGGCGTAATAAAAACTAAGGAGACTACTACTGGTGCTTGTCCAGAAATAACAACAGGACAAACGCTAGGGGCGGCAACATTAGCCCCCCATTCACCACTACCCCAAGTGCCGGAACCCCAAGCCATTTTAGGTCAGCGTAAATACGCCAGTTGCAGCAGGCAAAATCGTCAAAGTATTAGGCGAAGTTACCGTAAACTGCGAAGACGAGAGTTGGCAGAAGCACAGAAGTTTTCCTGCTGAGTTATAAATCACAGCGTACTTAATGTTAGTCAGCGAAGCACCGGAAGCCGTAAAGGTCAGACCCACTGTCGAGTAGGTGAACTTCATCTGCTTTGCCGATGCACCAGTCGTCCATTGACCCGTAGCAGGAACCAATGCTTTTCCGCCTGAGACGTATCCGCCAGTAGCAGAGATCTCGTTGGTCAAAGAAGCAAAGGTGCTAATGGTGAAGGTAGACGCATTACTGGCACTACGGAATAGCGCCATCTTGAAGTTATTAACACCGAGTTGGATGGTGCCGTTACCAATGTAACGTTTCCCATCATTGTAAAGTTGCCATGCTGAAGCAGCCATTTTAAATCTCCTCTAAAGCGGCACGTTGAGCGCCTGATTCCAAAATTTGACGGAGCAACCCGCCGTAGATTTCCAACTCCATTACATCACCCATACAACCAACTAACTCGATAAACTCACGGGCCTGAGAAACCATCCACGGGTTACATTTGAACTCTTTGCCGCCTACCCGCACGGGCATGACCAATTGATCGTCATTTTCCGACTGCTCATAAGCGTGATGCGCCCCATCTTCTAGACACGAATCGCACCCAAAAACATGGAAACGTTTGAATCCCAACATTCTAAACAAAGGTATGGCCCGTAACAAGACTGTCGAGCCACCGGGGACTGGGTAACATTTTGGGTAAACCTCTTTTAGCGCTTCCTGAATTTCTTCAGCGCTGGTATGCCAAATGTAGGTCTGATCCCGAACCTTTGACAAAGCATCAAATACCGACGGGTCACATTGCGACGCAATAAAGTATTTGCAGTCTGGGATGGTGTTTTCAACAAATCGAACGTTAAAAGGACGGGCATCCACCATGATATAAGCCGATGGTTTAATGTCGTGATCCAAACAGTATTGGTAGGCGTTATTCATGCAAACAAGTTTTACGCCCTGCTCCCTGAGTTTGCGGATCTGCGGGATCTGGGACTTTACTGACGGCCCACCGCCAACCAGCATCACCTCTATGTTATTGGTCGGGTATGGCTGAACCTGCTGGAACCCAAGTCGAGTGTTGTGCCTGACATTTGCCAAGACCGTATCCAGTCCAGCATTTAACTCACCCTTCATCTCAAACTCTTCGGCTGCAACCCAAACCTCATCCTTCGGGATGATCGGGGCTATCACAACCTTTGGTGGATCAGAGTGAAAAGAAGTGAACATTAGGAGATCCTTATAAGTGCGCTATTAAATGTAGCGGGTGGAAATTCAATTTGGAATGTCGTCACAGAAGTCTTGTCTGATCCAAAGTCCAACACGCAAATCGCCCCGTTAGCACCGGCTTTGTAAATTAGCGCACCACGGGCTGTAAACGCTCCAGACCAAGATGTATTGGCAAAAGTCACAAAAGCCACGTTGTTCGATATTGATACCGTCGGAGACAGCGTATTGCCACCAGCCGTATACCCAGAAGCCACTACCTCGCCGGTTGTCGTATAAGCCGTTGTGTCCTCGTTTAAAGTAGCCGAGTTTGTATAAAGCGCAATCTTGATCGTATCAACTGCAAAATCAAAGTCTGCATTTAAAAGACCCGTCTTAAATACATCGCAAGTAAAGTTTCCTTGGAAGGCCATTTACCGAACTCCAGTATTTTGAGGAAGATTCGGCATCCGATATTGACCAGACCTGTAGGCATCGCTGCGCTCCATACCATCACCAAGCCGTTTAGCCAGTAGAAGGGCTTCGTTGTACCTGTCGGTGTAGTTTTTAATTACATCGGCATCCGACTTCATAAAAGCCGCCGCTTCTAGTAAAGAGCCATAAAGAAGTACGGAGTCAAAATTATCACCAAGCCAACTTGTTCCAGCAGTGACGATGGACTCTGGGTAATAGTAGTAATGCAACTCCATCGTATATGCTGCATCTGGAGTAGGCCCCAAAATAAATGTATTTTCGTCAAATAATGCGTAATAAGCCGGTGCGCCAGAATCTGATGCGCTCGGATACGCAGCCCTAATAAAGTTAACGTCCTTGTTCAACAGGTACTCGTAGTCCGTTGTAACCGGGTCAATTACAGCCAATGAGTAGGTCGCCAAGAAGTCAACGGGGGTTGCCAAATACTTATTGCCGGAAGTTGTTGTTCCTGTCACGTTCTTACGGATAACCGGAAACTGAACGCTGTTGTAGATCCTCTGTTCAGCCTCTTGCACAAACCGAGCAATCTGTTCGGCAGACGTAAGCCCGCCCGATCCCACCGCTTGTGGAAAATCGTTCTCAGAGTACGACTTAATTGCGGCGGTTAACTGCGTATAGTTCATCCCATTTTTCCGCTGATCTTGCGACCTTTGGTTGCGGCACCGTAACCACGCATCTCACCAACCCCATAAGGATTAATAGGAGCGTAGTTGCCTTTACTAATCACGCCGATAGACATATTAATTTCGTCTACGATCTGTGCCCCAGTTTTTTGTTTCATGTAAGTCTGAACTTCAGTGCTTTTGCCTTCCATCGTATGCGGAGGAGCATAAACCTCAGCAGGGCCGATTTCTTTGCCCTTAACTTTCATGGTGTACTTAGCCATTATCGACCCCTTCCGCTTGAACGCTGGTTAATAACTTTAGCCATATTGCGTCCGTATTTTTTCATATCGAGGTTAGTTTTACCGCCCTTGGCAAACTTCTTGCCTTTGGGGTGCATTTTCTTTTCGTGCTTTTTAACTTCTTTTTTAGCAACGTCTTTCATAGTGTGTGAGGTCATTTCAAACTCCTAAGTAGTTACAACAGTTACAGTGCCAAGTGTTATGCCTAAAACCAAATTATTCGGTGTTAGTCCGGCATCGTCTGCCCTAGCACCTCCAACGGGAGCATATCCCCATTGAATAATTCTACTTCCTCCAGATGGATCTCCGCTACCCAGTGGCCCACTTCCAGACTCAGTCTGCAAACCTGTAAATCCCGCCTGCCTATATGTTGTATCTGGCCTTGGGTTTCTTAGCGCTTGCGGATCATCGACCGGATACATACCTAACTGCAACTGCGGCTGATCTGGCTCCCAACAAGTGGGGCAAACCAACAAATTTACATTTTTCGTTTTAATAACAATCGACTGCAACTGTTTTAACTTGTACTGAAATCCGCACCGGTCGCAAGATGCAATAGCATATTTGCCGGAAGCAAAATTATTGGGCATTACATCCCCCCACCACCAATAAACATCTGCCGAGGCGCAAGCCGCAACGAAGCCTTTTCACGATCCTCGCTCGACGCCAAGGCCCACTGCTCTTCATAAGACATCTTCAGCATCTCAAGCCGGGGCAGTGCATCAGGGATCTTCATAGCCAAGTAATAGGCCAAACCAGCCACCAGACAGGGCAGCATACGGAATGGGATGTCTTGGGTTGTCGTACCATTTCCAGCGTCTTGGATCCTCTTTAGGCGCCAATAAACGAAGGTATAAAAGTTACTTTGGTCGGGCGCAGGCCAGACGTTGATATTGGGTGCGTTCACCCCCGTAGGAGTCGTAGCACCAGACTGTCTGTTGACCCAGACTTGGATCGGGCGCCCCTGAGCGTTCTTATTAGGGATCGTGGCGTAGGTAGAGACACTAATACGGCTGATGTTGATGTCGGTCTGCTCCACCCCAGTCTGCGTGCGGATCACCATATCCAGCAAGTCAATCGTATCTACAGGCAGGTCATAGACAATCTGGCCCTGCACCATTGAAATTGAACCCTCCTCAATAGTCCAAAGATTAATGCCCCTGTTTGCCCACTCGATAGTCAAGAGGTTCAAAGACCGACGGGCCGTCCGGAAGTCATAGCCAGTACGCAACTCAGCACCAGCCCGCTCAAAGGCTTCCTCAATAATGTTATTGAGGTCTAAGTTAAACGACTGGGTACCGGAAGTGGTCACTTCTTGAAGCCTTTCAGGGTTTGAGCAAAACGTGCTCGTTGACCAAGTTTTCCGGGCTTCTTAGCCGCAGCCGCGAGTTTCTTAGCGGGAATCGGCTCACCCTTCTTGGCTCCAAGCGCTTTACGCAAAGCACCGGGTTTTTTGATGGCTTCTTTTATGAAACCGCCTTTTTTCATGCCGCGAGTTTCGCGCTGTAGTTCTGAAGCATACTCACGAGCTTTTTTGTACGTCTCGGGGCTTGAGTCATCTTTTTCACTAAACACCGTAACCAAGTCATCTTTTTTAATGCGCG